AGTCGCTCCGCCCTCTATTTTTACCCTCGTAAGGGCTTCAAAGTACATCAGCAAAATACCTACCGACACTATTAGTGAGGGGAATATATTCGGTTCAATCATACACAATGCTGAAGAGTATGAAAATATAGCGTGGGCTATATCAGCAATCGTATTAGGTGATAATTTTACCGAAGTAGAAACTTATCCTAAATGGCAGTTTTGGAAAAGAAAAAAGAACGTAACCAAAGGCGAAAACCTCGTTAAAAAGCTAATGAAAGCCCCCATTAATGAAGTATCAACAGCTTTCTTTAAAGTGTTAGGACAAATGGATATACGCGCTTTTTTCGTCATTACCACTTCCCTCAAAGGAATGATGATAACCAAACCGACGAAGGAAGTGGAGACCGAAACGACAGTATCTGGGGACTTGTAGGCTCATTCGCTAAACAGTACAGACTACCTTTTGACTATGTACTGAAAAAAATGAGTTATGCCAATGTAATGCTTTATAGTGCCGTTATCCCCTCTTATGATTATGATAAGGATAAAGATACTAAAAAAGCACCTCAGAAATCAGAAAAATGCACCAGCTATGGTGATTTCCTATCAAAAATAAAATCCACAAATATTTAACTATGCAACCACAAGACGGGGCTCTATTATTCCAAGTAAGTGCCGACCAATCACAGATACAAAAAGATGTCGAGGCTATCAAAAAGCAATTCGAGCAAATGACAAATAAAGCCGTCGAAGAGGGCAAAAAGCAGGCTAATGTATGGCAAACCCTCCTCAAAGGTGCAACCGCCTATTTCACACTACAAGGGGCGCAATCATTCATTAGTCAAATGGTAGCCGTACGATCACAATTTCAGCAACTCGAAATATCTTTTGGCACTATGCTCAAAAGTAAGGAAAAGGCTAACGAATTAATGGCACAACTCACCGACCTTGCTGCAAAAACACCTTTCGGATTGGAAGAAGTATCTGAGGGAGCAAAAAAGCTATTAGCCTTTCAAATACCTGCACAAGAGGTAACCGAAACCCTCCGTCGTATGGGCGATGTAGCTTCAGGTTTAGGTGTACCTATGGGTCAACTCATTCACGTATATGGGCAAGTCAAAGCACAAGGCAAGTTAATGACCAATGACCTATACCAGTTTATGAACTTACAACCTTTATTTTTACTTATCATTAGTTGTTATTAATTATCTGAAAAAATGGGTAGTAACAAGGACTTAAAGAGGTAACGAGTAACAACAAATAACAATAAGAAGCAAAAAAACTGACACACTTTTGGCACTTGTGTTTTATTTTTGTATCTTTGCGGGTGATATTGTGTTACTATTTGTGTCAATAAAAATAAGTTATAACGATGGCTACACTTAAATTTTACATTAGAAAAGGCAAAGAACTTGCAACGATTTACACACACTTAAACATAAGCACTAATCAAAAATACCGTGTTAGTACTGGTCTTTATATTGAGCCAAAAGAATGGAACGAGCGCAAAGGATACCCCCGCAATAACATAGCAACGGCAAAGAAAATAACGGCTACCTTGCAGGAGTTAGAACGCTACATAATGCAGCGATATAACGATAACAATGCGAACGGGTACGCCTTCAATAAAGAGTGGTTAAAGGAGGTGATTGACACATTTTTCAATCGCAACCGCTCAAAGTTGTATTTTACGGACTTTATAGACCAGTATATACAAACCGCTCCTACACGCAAAAACCTAAAAGGCGGGTACGGATTGAGCGCAAACCGTGTGCAAATATTGCAAGCATTCAAAAAGACTTTTCAGCAGTACGAAAAGGATATTTTAAAACAGCCCTTAACGATTGATAAGATAACCACTGACACTGCATTAGATTTTAGGGATTATTTTCTTTCATTAGGTTATTCGTTGAACTTTGTAGGGGGTAACCTTGCAAACTTTAAAACGATTTGCCGATTTATCAAAGACAAAGACCACGATATAAATATAAAAACTGAACGCATTGAGCCCCTGAGAGAGCGCAAAAAGGAAGAGGATATAATAACCTTATCTTTTGAGGAGTTAGACACGATTAAGAACGTTACGGGGCTATATCCTTATTTGGAAAATGCCCGTAAATGGTTGCTTTTAGGTTGCGAGGTAGGGCAACGAGTTAGCGACCTTTTGAGCCTTTCAGATAGTAATCTAATCGATATTGAGGGCGTTCCAGTCTTTAAGGTAGTGCAACAAAAGACGGGCAAAGAGGTATATATACCACTGACACCACGAGCAAAAGAGGTGATTAAGGACGGTATGCCCCGCAAAATATGTAATACCGCCTTTAACGACTATATTAAGGAATTATGTAGAAAAGCAGGTATTAATAACCTTGTTCGAGGTAGGCAACCACGAACCGCAACCACTGAAACGCAAATCATTGAAAAGGAAAAATGGGAATTTGTAAGTAGCCACGTTTGTAGGCGTTCCTTTGCAACGAACTATTATGGCAAAGTGCCTACCAGCACACTAAAAACGATAACGGGGCATTCTACTGAAGAAATGTTTTTGCGGTACATAGGTAAAACCGCCTATAACCACGCAAAGGAAATGATACAAGCATTTAAACTGCTTTCTGAATAATAAAAAAAGAGGCTAACACGGTGATCGTGCTAACCTCTTAGGGCAAAAAGTACAACTTTATCACGAATGATAAAGAGGGCGCAAACTCAATGCATATTGTTTGCTTAACCTCTGAAAATAATGCAAGAGGAATTAACAGAGGCACGATTAACCACGTGTGTAAAAATCTAATCGTTATGCAAAAGTACATAAATAATTCAAATCAGCAAGCACAAGGGGAAAAAATAAATGTACCGTACCAATGGACTGGCACGGCTACTGACTTAATGGAGGTAGTTAAGGGACTTATCGAGGGTGGTTATATTGTAGGTAATCAAACCGATTTATTTAATGATTTTTGCAACCTCCTACAAGTAGCACCAGCAAATACAAAAGACCTCATTAAGGGCATCAGGAGGCGCAAAGGGAACAAATTTTATACTGTTATCAATATGAGAAACGGGCTAATATCGTGGCACAGTAGATTGAAAAAACAAAAGGAATTGAAGGAGCGTATCAAAGAATTAGAGAAAAATATATGTACAAGTAATAACAACAAGTAACAATTAGCGTTCAGGGGGTATGATTTTAGGGCATATCCCCTTTTTTTATGTAACAAACTCCAACAATAACAAGCAATTAGGAAAAATCATTTAGTATTTTTTTAGTATCTAATACCCCCTACTTGTAGGGCTCAAAATGCCCCCTTACCTTTGCACTGTTAAACAAAAAAAAGTAATTAAAATGCAAGAAATTAGATTAATACAAGTAACACCAAGTGAACTAACTGAACTAATAAGGGAGGGCGTGCGCAAAGAGTTGCAAATGTTTGACCGCCTCAAAGGTACAGCAGGGGCGGGCAAAGACGGTGAATTATTGACCATTGAGCAAACAGCCGATTTATTACGAGTTAGCAAAGGCACGGTTAAGAACCTTACAAAGAAAAAAATACTAACCTCCTACGGTATTGGCAGGCGTTTATATTGGAAGCGTAACGAGGTGAATGAAGCACTGACACGATTAACACCAGCCAACGAATAAGGCACACAACTGAAAGCGGGCATACACTACACCGCCCGCACTAAAAAGCAAGCAAATACATAAGGAAAAAACCACAAGGGGCGCACCCGCTATAAAGTGCGCCCGCACCCTTTGCACGCTTTTTTTTGAGGCAAAAAAACACCCTACCCAGATACGGGGAGGGGTATTAATAGGTTGGCAAAAAATATTGCCAATGCGGTGTGTATATCCCTGGCGGGCTACTCCTGAAGACTTTCAGACGGGGTGCTTTGAGACTTTTGGAAATTGAGTGTACCGACCTCTATAAATACCCCGCTATCGTCTTTGATAAATAAAGGGCGTTTAAAAGTGTTTTTAGTAGGCTCTATTAAGTCCCTAACATCTACATCAAGAACGTTTGCCAACTCAATAAGCACCTTTAATGAAGGATTACCAGTAATGCGAGCGTTTAATGCTTGGTAGGTAATACCTAACATATTAGCCAAATCGTTTAAAGCGATACCCTTTTCTTTTGCAATCTCTTTTATTCGTAACATAGCATTTAAATATTAGTTATTAGGGCGCAAAGATAGTAAAATAAAACTATAATTTTACATTAATCAAAAAAAATAAAAAAATAATTTGCAAAAAACTTGCGTATGTAAAATTATAGTTTTATCTTTGCACCGTAAAAATAAAACAATAATTTTAAACACTATGAAAAAGCAAGTAACAAATAACCATTTTAGAAGCAAGGTATTTAAAGAAGCACACCGCCTTTATAACGAGTTGCGCCCCGTGTATCGCACCTTTGCAAGTGCTTTAAATGCTGCTTGGCAAAGTTACCGATTAAGACACCCTAAAAGAGGTAAAAAGGTAACCGCAACGCCTGAGCGTATCGAGCAAATAGCCCGTAACATTAACGCATTTAATACTTGTTATCAGTACATAGACGGGGGTAATACAGCGGGCTATACTTGGGGCTTTTGGAATGATTTAGATAATAAACTGCATACCATATTGAGCAGCCTACACAAACGTAGCCTTAACAAGGTAATAGCCCTTTGCACACCAGCACAAGCACAATATTTTAACTTAGTATAATAACCTTAAAACACAATAAGAAAATGAGAATAACAGACAAAAACACAGACGAAAAAAAAGCAATAGAGGAGTTTGAATACGATAACTTTTCAATAGTGATTAGTCAAAATTATGATTTTGACGAAGTAACGGGTACGGACTTTAAAATACCTCTGTACCTATTAGATGCTATCTATAAGGCGAGGCGTTTGAACGACTTTTTTAAGTCGGCTAATTTACCACTACTTAACTTAACACCTTTCTACAAGGTAATGAAAAGAGCAATGCAAAGCATACCGCTAAACAATACCGATATATCAGAGTTTTTTGCGTTGGTTGCTAATCTTTGGAAATGGGATAACCGTTTAAATTTTATTTGTGATGATGTGTCATTGATACCAAAATTCACCCTAATAGGGTACGTGGCAGGTATTACACGAGGCTTTGAATTAGATAATGAACCAGTAGTAAGCAATGAATTTGGTAACCTTGTATATTCATTCTTTGAGGGTAATTCTATGAGTGTTGCCGATTTTATAGCAAGTGCTAAAAAGTTGGTAGAAGGCACAAGGTTTGACGAAAATATATAACATTATGAGCGAAATTATAATACATTCATTTAACAAGTTAGAGACCTCCAACAAGTTTAAGGAGGTGAAGCATTTCGAGCGTATTTGGATAAGTGGTAACGAGGCAAAGACACGCATTAAAGACTTTGCAAACATATCACTACAAAGGCACTTTAACAAGTCGCACGGGGTTGATTTTTGGTATAAAAACGCCTCAATGAATAACGGCAAGCGTGGCAAATGGAGCGACCCAATTACGGGGCTATACCCTACTAATAACAGCCTAATTTATTACGGTGATATATCAGAAAAGCAGGCGAACGGCTACACCCGTAAAGTGTCGTTTTTGTTTTTCGTGTTTAAATACGATAACAGTAGAATGGTAATTTTTGAATACCCCAATTATTACCCGCCCGCCAATGAGATAAGCGACTTTATTAGCAGGCAAATAGGGTATATAAAAAAGACTTTAGGGCTATGATTGACTATTTTAAAGCATTTATCAATTACCGCAACGATACCCGCTTCAAAGAACTCAAAGAGGCGGGTACGTTTGGAATATTGAAAGAAAAGGTAAATACAGACACAGGTGAGATAAAGAACGCATATTTTTACAAAAATATGATTATAAAACCGACCAGTGAAGGCTTTTTGCTTCAGGGTAGTTTGCACAAGTACCGCAGCATTATCAAAGGCATTGCTACCCAAAAGCAAATAGACAAGTATCACGGTTTTAACGGTGATTTATTCACCTTGCAGGATATAACGGACACCATAGAGAGTCTTTGCGCTGAATTAGGGGTTAGCCCGTATATATGTACCTTGCAAAGCATTGAATTTGGTATTAATAACGTGGTTACCTTTGCCCCTTTCGAGTTTATGAGGGGTGTGCTATATCACCGCAACGACTATAACCCTACCATAAAATACGGGGGTGGTTATATTCAGTTTAATCATAGTGATTACTTTATAAAGATTTATAACAAAGGTAATCAGTATAAATTAAAAAATAGCGTGGTTAGGGTGGAGATTAAAGTAATGAAAATGCGCAAACTAATAGAAGCAGGCATTGAGATTAGCACCCTTGCTGATATTAACGAAAGCACCCTAAAACAGGCGTTTGACTTGCTTTATAACGAGTTTAACGAGGTGATTTATTACGACCGTAGTATAAACACAGAGGGGCTAACAGAGGCAAAGCAGCGCAAAGTGTTAGAGTACCAAAATAAAACCTTTTGGGAGAAGGCGAGCAGGCGAAACAAGCAGCACCATAAGGAGCAGTTAAACAGCCTAATTGAGAAGCATTCGGATAACTATAAGGGGCAAATACAACGGCAAATGATAGCGGGCTACAATGCGATAATTGAGGGCAAAGAGGGTGATTATACTCTACCAACAGCACCACAACCAACGGAGGCAAATCAGGAGGAGAAAAGCAGCCTACAAAGTGAAAAATATGTTACAATCTCACCGCAAAATGAAAATGCAAAAATTGCTCTACAAAGTGAAAAATATGTTACAATCTCACCGCAAAATGAAAATGCAAAAATGTTACAATCTCACCCTTTAAGTATAGGGTGGGAATGTAACATAGGGGGTATTAAAAAGGTTAAAGAAAAAGAGCCTTCAAAAAGTGGTAAAAAACCGTTATCAAAAGACTACCCCCGTAAGTGTGTTATAACTGGTATAAGTTTGGAGTTAGAAAAAGAGAATGCGCGTTATATTCGTACGAATACTATAATGCACGTAAAAGAGACAGACGAGCATTTATATTCATTGCTTTGTAGTTTGTTATTACCACACACGGGCGTTACACCAGTCTTTGAGAAAACTATTATAAACCAGTTAGCGAAGCAGGTGCGCAATCGTTATTATAACAAATCAGAGGGTACAAGGTCTGTAATGCAGGGTGGTGATTTAAAAAATCAATTATCATTAGATTTATAAACATTCAAAAAAAAACTATGGGACAATTTACAATCACGCCACGAGCGATTAAAGACGAAAAAGGCAATTGGTTGGTTGCTATCGATATAGAGAGCACCGACAAAGAAAAAACAATTCAGAAACGAGCGTTATTGACTACAGAGCAGGCTACCGAGTTATGTAATGCGATTAAGTTTGCAACCTACACAGCAATAACACAAAACTTAAAAACAGATTAACACCCTCTAAAAACAAATAGAAACGCATTAAATTTTAACCATCACACCTAAAGTAATACACTTTACCAGTCAGGTAAAAATAATTAAAATTTGACGTTTTTCTCTCATTTATGTTTTTAAATTTGGTTATTTATACCCCTGCCCAAATCTGGGCAAGGGTATTTTTTTATATAAATCATTGATAATAA